CATCATCATCCGATGATACATATATTGGCGGCCTTATTGCAATGGCGTTGGATGCATGCGGTCAATATTTGGGCTATTCAGTAAGAAAAGGGACGGCCAAATATGGGTTTGATGGATTCACCGGCGCACCGGCGTTGATTAATCCCGTGAACGGATTGAACATTCCATCCGGCAACTATTTGCGTTTAAATACCCGTTGTTTGGCGGTGAATTCGGTTTCATATGTGAACGATTCACAAACCATCACCGCATTTGATTCCGGTGATTGGATTGTATCACCAAACCCGATGGGATTGTTTTCACGCAACATTTTCATTGAAACCGCGCCCACATCAATCACCGATGATATTATCAAATATATTGTTGAAGTCACCGAAGGTTTTGAATTGGCCAGCGCAACCGGTGGTGACCCCGACAAACTTTTCCCACAATCAATAAAATTTGCGGCGTTGTTGTTGGTTGGTCAATATTATGACAATCGCATGGCCATCACGGTTGGTGTTCAAAATCACGCCATCAACTTTGGTTTTCAATATTTGTTAGACCCTTATAAAATAAGCGTGATATCATGAATGCCGGATTAATGGATGAATTGGTGACGGTGGAACAATACACCATGACGACGGATTCAAACACCGGGGAAAAGTTGCAATCATGGTCGACATATTCAACGCCATGGGCAAGGATTCAAGAAGCCGAAAGCGGGTCGGAAACTGTTGATGCCGACCGCCGTGAACACAAACAAACAGTTACATTCACATTGCGTTTTGATAGTGGAATCAACACAAAAATGCGCATTGTTTGGGAAAACAAATATTTCAATATTATCAACATTGCGGATTTGGAACGCCGGATGTATTTGAAAATTCAAACCGAGTTGACACAATGAAACATTTGCAAGGTTTGGCGGAAACAATTAACGCATTGGAGCAAATCGGTGTTCAATTGGACACGGAAAAATTGCGCGCGGATATTCGCAAAGAAGCGCAACCAATTATTGACACGGCCAAATCACTTGCCCCAATGGGAAATGGTGACATTCGAAATTCAATTGGGTTTGTTTCAAAAAATGATGCTCGATACAAATACACGGTTTTGATTGCGCCACGCGTTGAAATGGAAAACGCATACAAAGCCATTTGGGTTGAATTTGGGACATCACCGCGTTTCACAAAAAAAGGCGCATATCGTGGCGAGGTTCAGGCCCGACCATTTATGCGTCCGGCATTTGACATGCACAAAACAAGAATCGCCGAAAACATCAATGAAAACATTCGAAAAAACATTGTTGAATTGGCTAAAAAATACAATATTCAAACGAAATAATATAAAAAAATAATATCATGGCAAGTTCAGGAATTACCAACGGAACGCTCATCGCAATCTACAAAGATGTGAGCGGCACTTTGACAAAAATCGCAAACGCGACATCAAACGATTTTTCAATCACTAAAGACATGATTGAAACCACTAACAAAGATTCAGCCGGAGCAAAAGAATACATTGCCGGTGAATACGGGTACACAATGAGCGTTGAAGGCATGTTCGAAGAAGATGCATCAGTTGGCGCGGGTATCAGTTGGAAAGAAATCATCACCGATTTGTTGGCCGGAACAGCGGTGACAATTGTGATGACATCAAATGTTTCAGGTGATTTGAAATTGAGTGGGTCGGCGTTTTTTAACGATTTAAATTTGACCGCCCCACAAAACGATGTTGCGACATTTACTGCAAGCATTCAAGGGACGGGCGCATTGACCGTTGGAACAATCTAATTTTGAAAATGTTGCATATATTTGCAACATGAACACGATTACAATCGGGGGTGTTCAGCACCCCCTTATTTTTAACATGAATTCATTGCGCAATGTGATGGCGCACATTGGAATGGAATCATTTGAAGATTTGCAAAAACATTTGAACATTGCAAAATCATTGGATTTGTCGGTGACATGCGCATTTTACGGAATGTGCGAAGGTTACGAATCAAAAGGCGAAACAATGCCGTTCAAAGACGAAATTGAAATTGCACGCAAAATCACAAAATACACCGAATTGATGCCGGCATTGAATGGGTTCACAAAATCCATCACGGATTTTTTTGAAACCGAGGAATCAGGCGAAAAAAAGTAAATGCCAAAAACGATGGCCCGGCGTTAACATGGCAAACAATTGAACGCATTGCGTTTGGTGAAATGGGCATGTTGGAACACGATTTCAACAAATGCACCCCAAAATATTGGCGATTGCGATTGGAAGGCATGCGCAATGCCCAACATCAGCAATTTCAAAATCAATGGGAATTGACGCGATGGATGGCGGCGACCATGATTTCACCACATTTGAAAAAACCAATTAGCCCACAAAAATTGATGAAATTCCCGTGGGAAAAATCCGACCATGATGATATTGTTGCAAAGGTTACGCGCCACGCGGATATATTTGCAAAGTTGACCCCCATCGCCGAAGCATGAAAGCAATAAACGCCATTTATAACATTTTGTCAAACAATTCGGCATTGACGGCGGTTGTTTCAACCAGAATCAATCCATTGCGCATTCCGCAAGAAAGTGCATTCCCGGCAATCAGTTATCAGGTTGTTTCACTTATTCCTCACCCATCAAAATCAGGCCCATCGGAATCGGATTTCGCAAGGATTCAAATCAATTCATTTGGAACGACATATCAATCGGCGGTGCAAGTTGCCGACCTTGTTCGTTCAGCGTTGGAAGTTTCAACACCGGGCGTTTTCAATTCGGTAACGGTTCAAACAATATATTATGACGGCGAAGCGCATTTGACCGAAGATTATGCCGGATTTGAAGGCATTTATCACATTGCGGCCGATTATATAATAAATTACAATAGATAATGGCAAAAAGTCAATCGTTAAACATTGTCATTGGCGCGGATATTCAAAACCTGAAAAAAGGTTTGGATGCGGCGGTCGTTGCAACCCAAAAGGCCGGCAAAGACATGTCCGGCGCAACCGGTGAGGCAATTAAGGGGATGCAAGACCAATTCGCACGATTGGCAAGCGCAAAACCATCAATGGCCACCGTTCGTCAAATGCAACAAATTGCAATGACGGCGCGAGCATTAGGCCCAGAATTTCAAGAATTTGCAAATGATGTGATTCGCGAAGCGGGTAAAATTCAGGATGCGGTTGGCGACATGCGCGCCGAAGTGAAATATTTTGCGAGTGACACACGCCGTTTGGATGCCGTTGTTGGTGGTATTCAGGGATTGGCCGGAGCGTTCAGCGCGGTCGAAGGAGCAACGGCCGTATTGGGAATTGAATCCAAAGATTTGCAAAAAACAATGGTTCAATTGCAAGGGGCATTGGCCTTGGTAAACGGATTGCAAGCGGTTCAAAATGCATTGCAAGCCGAAAGCGCATTTATGGTTGGTTTGCAAACGGCAGCGGTGAGGATTCAAACATATGTGATGGGTCAGGCCACGGTCGCCGCGCGCGCATATGCCGCGGCATTGGTAGCAACCGGAGCGGGCGCAATATTGGTTGCCATTGGTTTGATTGCATCCGCGTTTGGTGGTGTTTCAAACAAAACAAAAGAAGCCACCAAAAGCGTTGAAACATTCACCGAAAAATACAAAAAATCGGCGGAATCATCGAAAAAGATGTCCGAAACAATGTCGGGCATTGCCGATGAATTATTGCAAAAGGAATTGAATCGCGCAAAATTGCGTGGCGCAAGTGAGGCGGAATTGTCGCAAATTGAAATCAATTTCCTGAAAAAACGCAAGGATAATTTGACGGCAAGTTTGTCGGCATATGACCAATATTCGGCGCAATATTTACAAATCAAACGCGACATTAGTGCCATCGAAAGTTCTATTGAAGAAAAGCAAACGGAATTTCAAATTGCCCAAGCCGACAAAAGGCGCGAAAAGAAAAAAGAAATTCTCAAAAAAGAATTTGACGATGCGATAAAGGCAATCAATGACCGATATAAAGGTGAATTGGAAGCCGAAGCGCAGTTGATTAAAATGAATAAAGCGTTTCAAGAAAAACGCAAAACTGAAATTGAAAAGTCAAAAGAATTAACCGGAACAAATTTGATTGCCGGCACGGCCATTCCGCCGATATTGGTGCAAGTCAAAATTGACCCAAAATCCTATTCCCAAATTGTTCAGGATTTTGACAAATTAATTATGAATATGTCCCAAGCGGTTGAACAATTGGGCGAAGAAATTGCAATATCATTGGGTGAAACATTGGGGATGGCGTTGGCCGGTGAAGGCAATGGCATTGAAGGATTCATTCAAAGTGTTGTTGGTTCTTTGGGGTCATTTATCAAAACAGTCGGTAAAATGTTGATTGCCTACGGTATCAGCGTTGAAAAATTCAAAGCGGCGTTTTTGAATCCGGCGGCCGCGGTTGTTGCGGGTGTTGCGATGGTAGCATTGGGGACAGCCGTTTCAAGTC